GACGATCTCTCGTACTTCGAGGCGGACGCACGGCGCTTCGGCTATGTCCATCAACTGGCGTTCTACCGGGCGGTGTTGCGCGAAGTGATCGGCTTGGCGATGCCGGTCTTTTTCATCGGTGTCGAGAAGAAGGAGCCGTATCGGGCCGGCGTCTGGATCGTCGATCCACAGGTGCTCAATATCGCCGAGCGCGAGAACGAGGCCGCGATCGAGCGGCTGAAGCGCTGCGAGGCCGAAGATCGCTGGCCCACCGGCTATGAGGACCTGCGGCTGCTGGACGTGATTTGACTCGAAGTGCGATGCGGCGGTTGGTGGGGCGGGCTACACCCTTTCGCTTGATAAAGAGCCGATCGGCCGCCTTCCGTCGCGTCGCCATTTTTTCCCAAGGGAGACATCGCTTGTCACTGTCTGTGATCTCGGGACGCCAACGTAAACCACGCCGCGCGCTCGTCTATGGCGTGCAAGGTGTCGGCAAGTCGACCTTTGCGGCGTCCGCGCCACGGCCGATCGTGATTCCCACCGAGGATGGTCTCGACGGGATCGATGTCGATCGGTTTCCGCTGGCCAAGTCGCAATCCGATGTGCTGGGCGCCATCGGTCAGCTCTATCGTGAAGCCCACGACTACCAGACCGCCGTGATCGACTCGCTCGATTGGCTCGAGCGGCTGATCTGGGACGACGTCTGTCGTGAATGCGGAGTGAAATATCTCGAAAAAGCCGACGGCGGTTACGGCAAGGGATACACGTATACCTTGCCTCGCTGGCGTGAACTCTTGGCCGGCCTCGACGCCCTGCGTGAGCAGCGCGGCATGGGCATTGTGTTGGTGGCTCATGCCAAGGCGGAAAAGTTTCAAACGCCAGAATGCACCGCGCACGATCGCTTCGCGCCGCGGCTGCATAAGTTGGCCGCCGCCATCGTGCAAGAGTGGTGCGACGAGGTGTTCTTCGCCACTTACTCGGCGATCACCGATCCATCACAAGTGCGGGCAGATGGTCCCGAGCGGGTGATGCGGACCTCGGAAGGTCCCACGCACATGGCCAAGAACCGGCTCGCCATGCCCAAGGAACTCCCCTTGGAATGGGCGGCCTACAACTACTACGCCAATCTTCCCTTCGCCAATCACGGGAGCAATTGATGGCCAACTTGAGTTTTAACGCCAACGAAGTCGAACCGCGCGCCGCGTACACGCCGATCCCCGCCGGCAAGTACCTGGCCATGATCACGGCCAGTGAAGAGAAATCGAACAAGACCGGCGACGGGCGCTTTCTGGAATTCACGTTTCAGATTCTGGAAGGCCCCTATCAGAACCGCCAGGTCTGGGCCCGGCTGAACCTGACGCATTCCAATCCGAAGGCGGTCCAAATCGCTCGCGCCGAACTCTCGGCCCTCTGTCGCGCGGTGGGCGTAATGACGCCCCGCGACTCCGTCGAGCTGCACAACTTGCCCCTCGTCATCACCGTCAAGTGCAAGCCCCGCAAAGACACGGGCGAGATCACGAACGTGATCAGCGATTATGCCAAGCGTGAGTCCACCGCAGGCCAGCCGCAACAAGCGGCCACCAGCACGCCCCCTTGGAGGCGCTAACGTCCTACCTGCGGACCGAATGTGGTACGGCTGGCTCTTCGACACACGGGATCCAAACCATGAATGCAACAAAAGACACAAGCAACCGCAGCAAGGCTCTTGGGCCTCACGTCACAAACGGTGCATCTACCAGCATCGAGCAGTCGATCCCATACCGGGTCGAGCTGTCGCTCCGGGGTGTGGCAGACCTGTTGTTTCACCGCTGGAACTGCGAGGCGGTCGAGGCTAAAGCGAAGGCAGCCAAAGGCTCGGCTGTCAAAAAGTCTGACGACGTGGAGTCTTACGTCTATCGCAACCGAGAGGGCGAACTGTGCATTCCGGGCGAATACCTGCGGCAAGCGGTCGTTGCCGCCGCAAAGTATCGGCAGGACCCGCGCTCGCCTCGCAAGAGCGCGATGGACCTGGTGAAGGCGGCCGTAGTCAGTCTGACGCCGCTCGCCAGTCTCGGCATCACCGAATGGGACTACGAACATCGCTGCCGGGTGCAGGTGCAGCGGAATGGTGTAACCCGCGTGCGGCCTGCGATCAGCGCCGGTTGGACGGCCTCGTTCATCCTACTGGTGAACCTGCCTGAGTATGTTTCGAGCGACATGTTGCACGCCTTGGCAAGTGACGCCGGCCGCTTGATCGGCATGGCGGACTTTCGGCCAACCTATGGCCGGTTTCAGATCACGCGATTTGACCTGTTGGATACGTGATGCAAGTTGCGCTGTGGCACGGCGAGCCGTGGTGGGGTGCGGCGGGGCGCGGTGGGGTAGGGCGAGGACATTGCAATGGAGTTTGAACTGCCGTTTCCGCCGAGTACCAACCACTACTGGCGGCGTGTTGGCCAGCGCACGCTGATTAGTCGCGGCGGACGAACATTCCGAGAGTCGGTGTGTGCCATCCTCGCGGCGGCGCGAGTGCAACCACTCGACGGACCGCTGGTTGTAGACATCGACGTATATCCGCCCGATCGACGACGACGCGATCTCGACAATCTGCAGAAGGCCCTCTTCGACGCGCTCCAGCACGGTGGGGCATACCGCGACGATTCGCAGATCGCTCGCCTTACCGTTGAGCGGCAGAACATGGTGGCTGGCGGCAAGGTGCGGGTGCGAATTGCTCCGATTCGCGCCGGCAGATGACGTTGCATCGTTCGAATTACCTGGTTGGCCAAGGCGTGGCAAGTCGTGGCCTGGTACGGCACGGTGGGACATGGCGAGGTTTTGACTGCATGCTGCGACCGTACCAGAACGATGCAGTGGAGGCCATTTATCGGCATTTGCGGGAGCGCAATGACGCGCCCGTTTGCGTTATACCCACAGGCGGAGGGAAATCCTGGGTAATCGCCCGGATCGCGATCGACGCCACGCAGATCTGGAATGGTCGTGTCCTGGTGCTCGCACACCGCCGCGAACTGCTTGCCCAAAATGCCGATAAGCTTCGGCGGCTGGACCATCGGCTGCAGATCGGCATCTACTCGGTCGGCTTGAACCGCTCAGACCGCACCGAGTCGGTGATCGTGGCCGGCATCCAATCGATCTGGAAGCGGGCCTGTGACTTCAATCCGTTCGATCTCGTGCTCATCGATGAGTGCCACTTGATCGACAACCGCGACGACAGCATGTACGCCACATTTCTGTCACAAGCCAGACTGGTCAACCCGCATATGCGGGTGATCGGTTTCACCGCCACGCCTTACCGGTTGAAGACGGGCAGTATCTGCACGCCCGACGGATTTCTCAATCAGGTGTGCTACGAGGTCGGCGTACGAGAACTCATCCGCGACGGCTATCTCTGTCCGTTGATCACGAAGGCTGGGCTCGCCAAGGTGGATTTCGACCGGCTGCACATTCGCGGCGGCGAGTTTGTCGCGGATGAGTTGGAATCGCTGATGGACGAGCCGCAGCTCGTCGCGGCAGCCTGTAATGAGATCGTCGCTTGCACAAGCCACCGGAATGCGGTGCTGATCTTTGCCAGCGGGATTCGGCATGGCCAGCACATCTGCCGCGTCCTACGGGAATGCCACGAAATCGAGGCGGGCTTCATCAGCGGTGAGACGCCCAACCACCTGCGGGATGAGACGTTGTCAAGGTTTCAGGCAGGCCATCTAAAATATTTGGTCAACGTCAACGTCCTGAGTGTCGGTTACGACGCACCGCATATCGATTGCGTCGCCTTGGTGCGTCCCACGATGTCGCCCGGGCTCTACTACCAGATGGTGGGTCGCGGCTTCCGACTACATCCTGGCAAGCGGGATTGCCTGGTCTTGGATTTCGGCGGGAACGTGCTCAGGCATGGACCGGTCGACGATATTCGCGTCCGCGAGCGCAGCGCGGGCGGCGGCGGCGAGGCGCCGGCGAAGGAGTGCCCCGAATGCCACAGCGTCGTGGCGGCGGGTTACGCCACCTGTCCTGACTGTGGCTATGCGTTCCCGCCTCCCGAGCGATCCCAGCATGAAGCGCAAGCGACCGACGCCGGGATTCTCTCGGGCCAGGTGACGCTGACCAAGTATCCGGTCGGCGAAGTGCTCTACAGCGTCCACCGCAAAAAGGGCGCGGAGGACACCGCGCCGCGGACGCTCCGCGTCGACTATCAGGTCGGCTTGTATGCTCGCAAAAGCGAATGGGTCTGCCTGGAACATGAAGGCTATGCCCGGCAGAAAGGGGAGGGCTGGTGGCGAGCACGCTCGTCGGAGCCGGTGCCCGACACGATCGAGGAGGCCGTCGAGTTAGCCAATGCCGGCGCCTTAGCTCGGCCGCAGTCGATCACCGTCCGGGCGGTGGCCGGCGATCCGTTTGAGCGCATCGTCGATTACGAACTGGGGCCACGCCCAGCACCGGTCGTTCGCCATGCTTACTCGCTCGAGGAGGTGCCGTTCTAATGTCCAGAGTGTTGGTGATTGGCGACACGCACGCACCAGGCATGCGGAAGGGCTATGTCGACTTCCTGAGTCGCATCGCGGAGCGACACAAGATCGATCGTGTCGTCCATATCGGTGATCTGGTCGATTGGTGCAGCATCAATTTTCACGAGCGGCATCCGGGCAATCATAACCCCTCGCGTGAATACGAACGGGCTCGACAACAGGTCGACACCCTGTCGCGGAGATTTCCGAAGGCGGATTGGTTGATCGGCAATCACGATGCCCTGACCGAACGCCAAGCCGTCGCGGTCGGGCTGCCATCCGTGGTGCTCCGCGACTACCAGTCGCTGTGGGGTGTGAAGTGGCGGGTGCATGAGCGGTTCGCCAAACTCGTGATCGACGGCGTGATCTACGCCCATGGCGACAGCGGCCGTGGCGGCCAGGACGCGGCGCTCAACCAGGCCCGCGACAATTTTCAATCGACCGTGATCGGTCATTGGCATGCGCAAGCGGGTGTCCGGTGGTGGGCCAATCGCTACCGCCGCGTGTTCGGCATGGCCGTCGGCTGCGGCATTGATGCGAGCGCCTTGCAGTTTGCCTACGGCCGGGCGATTACGGCCAAGCCGCTCTTAGGCTGCGGCGTCGTGTTGCACGGTGAACGAGCGATCTGGGAACCGTGGCTTTTGCCAGCGAGGTGAACGTGGAATACGAGACCGGAGCAGTTCGTTCAGATGACGCTGAGGCCACGCGCTACGACCTGATTCCGCAGGTCGGATTGCGCCGGTTGGCGGAAACCTGCGCCGAGGGTGCGAAGAAATACGGCGAGCGGAATTGGGAGCGTGGGTTTCCGGCGACGTCGCTCGTGAACCATGCCTTGCGCCATCTGAATCTCTGGCTCTTGGGGGACGCGAGCGAGGATCATCTCGCGCACAGTTCCTGGAACCTGCTGGCGCTCATGCACTTTGAGGAGCAGCGGCCGGAGCTGATTGATGTGCCAAATCGGCCGCAAGTATCATTCGCGCCACGCATTTACGCGGGAGACGAGTCCCATGGATGAATTGCGTGAGATGCTCGCCCGCTGCGGACGCCTGGCGAGGCTCCCTGCATGAGCGAAATGCTCAACGCCGCCACACAGTACGCCGAGCTTGGTTATGCAGTGTTTCCCTGCATCTCGGGAGACAAGAAGCCGCTCACCGAACACGGCTGCCGTGACGCCACGCTCGATATTGATCGGATCACCGGGTGGTGGTCCACATGTCCCGGGGCGAACGTAGCCGTCGCCACCGATGGGCTCGTGGTCATCGACGTCGATGGCGAGGTCAACAAGTGGCTGGCGGATGAACCCGAAAAGCTGCTCGAACTGGCCCAGGCGCCGCTGGCGTTGACGCCTAGCGGCGGGCGGCATTACATCTTTCGCGCGCCGAAGAATAAACGCTATCGAGGTAGTGCCAGTCGCCTGGCCCCGCACGTCGATGTGCGGGCTGACGGCAATTACATCGTGGTCGCGCCTTCGGTGCTGTCGAGAGGGACACGCTACCAATGGGTCAATCCGCTCGACGTGCCGGTCGAGTCATTGCCCGAGCCGCCTGCGTGGTTGCTGGCCGAGCTCGACGAAACGCCGCGGGTAAACACATCGGCGAAGGCGAGTTCGGTCTTCGGTAATCCGATCCCCTCCGGCCAACGCAACTCGGCGCTCACTCGTTTAGCTGGTGTCATGCGTCGGAACGGCATGAGCGAGGCCGAGATGGCGGCGGCGCTACATCGGGCGAATGTCGATCGTTGCCAGCCGCCGCTTGACGCCGAGGACGTCGATCGGATCGCGGCGAGCGTGGCCCGATACGAACCGAATGCCGTTGCGGTCGCGCAGGTTGAGGATCATTACGCCCAGGATTGTGAGAAAAAGGAAGCGAATGGCCCGAGCGATCCCGGAGCCGTGCCGGATGAGCTGTTGCGTGTGCCAGGCTTTGTCGATGAGGTGATGCGGCATACGCTGGCCACGGCCCCGTATCCCGAGTCGGTGATGGCATTCGCCGGCGCGCTGGCGCTGCAAGCGTTCTTGGCCGGCAGGAAGATTCGCGACACGGCCGATAACCGCACGAACCTGTATCTGTTGGGGCTAGCCAACTCAGGCGCCGGCAAGGACCATCCGCGCAAAGTCAATCAGCAAATCCTTTTGGAGATTGGGTATCAACAGGCGGTGGCGGATGGCTTCGCCAGCGGCGAGGGGATTGAGGACAAGCTCTTCCTCCAACCGGCGATGCTGTTTCAGACCGACGAGATCGACGCGCTTCTGCTCGCGATCCAAGCCGGCAAGGACTCGCGCTACGAGGGCATCATGCAGGTCTTGCTCAAGCTTTGCACGAGCGCCAATGGGCTTTATCCGTTGCGGGTCAAAGCCGGTAAGGAACATCGTGTCATCGATCAGCCTTGCCTGTGCCTGTTCGGAACGGCCATCCCGCAGCATTTCTACGAGTCGCTGTCGAGCAAGATGCTCACGAATGGCTTTTTGGCACGCCAGATCGTGTTGGAAGCACGTCGACGGGGCGAGGGCCAGGAGCCGGCGCATTTGGCCCTACCGCCGAATGTCGTTGAAACCGCTCGCTATTGGACCGATTTCCGGCCAGGGGATCGACGCGGCAATCTGGAACATTGGCATCCACAGCCCAAGGTCGTGGAAGCAACCATTGAAGCCAAAAAAGCGTTTCGCCTATTTCGCGCAAGCGCTGACGAGCGGTATACCGAGGCGGAAACGCGCAAAGACCAAGCGGCGATGGCCATTTGGGCCCGCGCTCATGAAAAATCGCGGCGATCGGCGCTCGTGTATGCGGCGAGCGTCGGCCATGCCGCGCCGTTGATCACAGCGGACGCTGCCACATGGGCGTGTGCGTTTGTGGACCACCAGACCCGGAGGATGCTTTACATGGCGTCACAGCATGCGAGCGAGAGCCAGTTCGATGCACGACAGAAGAAAGTGCTGCGGCTGATCCGCGAGGCGGGAGAAATCACGCGTTCGGAGCTCTGTCGCCGAACGCAATCGCTTTCCAAGCGTGAACGAGACGACGCGATCGAGAACCTGCGGGAAACCGGACAAATCGAAGAGCGCATCACCGAAACCAGCGGTCGCCCGAGGTTAAGTTATGTCGCTCGTTAATTCACTTCATTCAGTTTAATTCACTTCATTCAGGGGTGTCGCGTGCGCTCTCGCGCGTACGCGTGTGATGCGTGTGGGGATATGGGTGAAAGAATGAATAAAGATAGAACTCTCTCTCTAACTATCTATTCTTCTTCACCTTCCGCCCGTGACTTCCTTCAATTCCTGCCCTTGAAACAAGGTGAATGAAGCGGGTCCTACCTGAAAGACCACCCAAAAGAGGCGTGCGGGAACCATCGCGGTATTAGGCACACTTTCTGTCAGGGGTAGAACTTTCGGCGTCGGCACATGATCGAGGAGTCAAAAACCGAATGGCGTTCCCAGATTCCAATGATGGTCTCAGCATGGAATTCCGACTTGCACAATCATCGCATGTTGGCCGACCCGTGGAGACGGGCGGTTCACAGCATGGTTCAGGCGTGGCGGATTCGCCGCAGCCATGTTTGGGAGACCCCAGGGGCTCGCTGCATTCCAGCGAAGTCATGGGAGGAAGCGACGCGGCGCATGGTGAGCTCACTCCACTCGCGCGCGCAAGATCAACGCAACCACGGCAAATGGTCCTTTTGGATCGGCCATCGCCCTCCGCTGAAGAACCGGTATCTACGGAAGTCGAAGCGTTGAAGCGCGCTTACAACTTTCGCCCAGGCGAGCTGGTTCGCTTGTTGAACTCTACGCCTCTTGGCGACGTGGTCAGTGAACGGCAGCTCTCCTTGCATCGCCGCCGAGCGAAGCTCTCACTGGGGGAAGCGCGCCGGGTGAACTTGCTCGTTTACATCGCTTGGCTGGCTCATCAACGACCGATGCGAGGAGGCCGTCCACGTGGCAAGGTCGGCCCCAAGGAAGTGTACCGGTTGTTGCAGTACCAGGGGTTTCGCTGTGCATTGACGAATCGCAGACTCACGCCGAAAAGTGCGGCACTCGACCACATCCATCCCGTCTCCAGAGGTGGCGAACACCAGATCGAGAACGCCCAAGTGCTCGACAAGGATGTGAACCGGGCTAAGGGAACATTGACCAACGCCGAGTTCATTCAACTCTGCCGAGAGGTAGCGGCGCACGCCGATCACTGTTGCGACACAAACTTTCAGAGTGGAGAAGGTGCATGAAGATCGAACTTCGCCGGCTCAGCGAGATCAGGCCGTACGAGCAGAATCCGCGATTGAACGACGAAGCCGTGGCCGCCGTGGCCCGCTCGATCCAGGAGTTCGGGTTCCGTCAACCGATCGTCGTCGATCCGGACGGCGTCATCATCTGCGGCCACACCCGCTACAAGGCGGCACTGCAACTTGGCCTCGAAAAAGTTCCGGTGCATGTGGCCCGCGACCTGTCGCCGGCCCAAATCCGCGCCTACCGGATCGCCGACAACAAGACGGCGGAATTGGCCGAGTGGAATTACGACCTCTTGCCGATCGAACTTTCACAGCTGGCCGGCCTGGATTTCGATTTGAGCCTGCTGGGTTTTGATCAGGATGAATTGGCCAAGTTGCTGGGCGACGAAGCCCAAGATGGACTTTGTGATCCAGACGACATCCCCGCGCCGCCCGACGAGGCGATCACTCGACCGGGCGACTTATGGCTGCTCGGCGAACACCGGCTGATCTGCGGCGATGCCAGTAAGGCGGAGGATGTCGATCGGCTGCTCGACGGCGCCACAATCCAACTCGTGAACACCGATCCGCCGTACAATGTGAAGTTAGAGCCGCGTTCGAACAACGCCATCGCCGCCGGGTTGAGTTCCTTCCAGGGTACCACGCATCATCAAGGCCTGGACGTCGCTCGCCATCCAGAGAAGGCCAAGCCCACCGGCAAGAAGCTGCGAGCCAAGGACCGGCCGCTAGCCAACGACTTCGTCAGTGACGAGGTGTTCGATCAGTTGCTCGCGGCCTGGTTCGGCAACATCGCCCGCGTGCTGGAGCCGGGTCGGGGCTTCTACATCTGGGGCGGCTACGCCAACTGCGCGAACTACCCACCGGTGCTCAAGGCCTGCGAGCTGTATTTCTCGCAAGCCATCATCTGGGTCAAAGAGCATCCCGTCTTGACCCGCAAAGATTTTATGGGCAACCACGAGTGGTGTCAGCCGCCGGATACACAGGTGCTGACGCCGTCCGGTTCCGCGCCGATTCGGAGCCTACATGATGGCGACCGCGTCGTTAGCTTCAGCCGGTCGTCGTCTGCAATCGTGGGCTTGCGCGAGGGACTCGAAGTGCGGACCACGAGCCGTAAGTATGACGGGCCACTCTATGAGATCGTCGTTGGCGGCCGACGCTCTTGGTGTACCAATGGCCATCTCTGGACAGTGAAGTTGACGCCGCAGGCCGCGAATTCGTGGTGTGTGTACTTGATGCGGCGCGGCTCATGGTGGCGCGTCGGAAAATCAAAATTGCTCTCGACATGGGGGTTCGGTCTGAAGCATCGGCTGTTTACCGAAGGTGGCGAAGATGGCTGGATTCTCAGCGTGCATCCTACAAGCACGGAAGCTGCCGTCGCTGAACAACTCGTCTCAACACGGTACGGAATTCCAACCACTTTCTGGCGTGAGTCGGCCGCGACACAGCGTTCAGCGGCGCAAATCCAGCAATTGTACGAGCGTCTCGATATGCAGCAGCTGGCCTGCGGGGCATTTCAGGCGCTCGAGGATCACAATCGTTCGCTGGACTACCCATTCATCACGCACGGCCATACGCGTCCCAAGTATGGACGACGCGTCCCAATGACCGTCCGCGCCTGCAACCTATTGCCCGGCATGATGTCGATTCCGGTGCCCGACCGAGGTCAACGCTTTGTCTGGGCTCCAGTCCGCGCCATCGACGTGCAACCGTACTGCGGTCCGGTGTATTCGATGGAAGTCGAGAAGTATCGGCACTACGTTGCCGATGGCTTGGTCACGCATAATTGCTTCTATGGCTGGCGCGAAGGCGCAGCGCATCTGTTTCTTGGTCCCAACAACGCCGTCGACGTCTGGAGCATCAAGAAGGTCAACCCGCAATCGATGGTCCATTTGACCGAGAAACCGGTCGAGCTCGCGGTCCGCGCGATGCAGTACTCGTCGCGCCCGGGCGAGAACGTGCTGGACCTGTTCGGCGGCAGCGGGTCAACGCTGATCGCGGCCGAGCAGACGGGCCGGCGCGCGTATCTGATGGAACTGGATGCGCTCTATTGCGACGTCATCGTCCAGCGCTTCGAGAAGTTCACTGGCAACAAGGCCGAGCGCGTGGCGCTGGCGGAGGTGGCCACGTGAACGCCCACGTTCGCCCGTGTCGCCGCCCGTCCGAGAAGTTGGCCAGCGACGGGACCAACGACGAAACGCCCGCACGTCGTAAACGTGGGGCGTCGTCGGCCCGGGCGCTAGTTGCGCCTTGGCCGCTTAGTGGCGGCCTGGGCCTCCGCCTGGGTTACCAGGGGGTCGAGTTCATCGGTGATCGCCAAGAGTACGTCGACCAGGTCGAGTGCGTCGATCGCGCGGGAACGGCGTCCCTGGTCGATCGCCCGTTGCAGCTTGGCCGTCACCGTACGGATGGCGTCCGCCACCGGGTTGGCCGGCGGTGTGGGCCGGAACTGGTAGTGATTCACCACCAGCGTGTCGCCCGCCGAGTACGCGCCGCAAGCGGCGACGAACCGCACGGTCAGCGAGGCGTCCGCCACGCGGACCACTTCAACCGTTGCGTCGTCGAGGCCCGCGAGGTCACGGAGCGCGCCCCGCTGCCCCTTGCGGATACCTTCAATCCGTTTCGTCATGTGTCGCCTCCTGGGCCCTGGCGGGCACCGAGAAGAAGTCGTTCAGCAGGTTGGGATAGCGCTTCGTCTTCTCAACATGGCCGCACCCATCGCAACGGCGTTCCATGTCGTGGTACGCCATGCGACCCCGTCCGCGCTGGCGGCTCATTCGCACTGTATGCGACGTGCGCTGCTGGCACTTCGGGCAACGATATCTCTCGCAGAAAGTTCGCATTGTGGCTCTCCGGTGGTTCAGCTCTTGTTGGCCAGGAACTTGCCGCGTTCGCCCTTCTTGAATCGCGAATCCTTGCCTCTGGCATCGATGTCGCGTGCCAGGGCGGAATACAACGTGCGTTCTGGCGTCTTGCCGCCGGGGCTCGTCCAGTAGCCCTTCGCGGCCATGGCGTCGACGAGTTCTTTCGTGGTCATCGGCTCGCCGGTTTCACCGAGCACCTTGGCCGCCGCATCGAGCGCGCTCAGCTTCTTGTTCGTGGCCTCGGGCTTAGCCTTTGCAGCGCGGGGCTTCTTGGCAGGCGCGGCCTTGGGCTTTTTCGTGGTCTTGGGCTTCGTGACTTGCTTCGCGGTCATGACGTATCTCCTGCGTTCGCATCGAGATGGAATGGCTGCCATCGTCAGGCGGCGGGAACCACCCGCCGCGACGCCCGCGGGCGTTTCGGCTTAGAGCGGTCCGACCTCGAAGTCCCAGGCGCGAAGGCCGCCGTCTTGACTGCGATGCTCGTCGCCTTGGTCGCCGCTGGTGACGTCAATCAGGTACAGCCAGCCGTCGTCGTACTCGGCGTCGCGGATGATGGCTTCCCCTTCGGCGCTACGGTTGCCGATGTTGAAGCGGACGCGGGTGCCGTTGGGCAGGCGTTCGTTGGTCGCTCGGTTCATGTTCACACTCCTGTTTGCGATGTGGTGGCGTTAGGCGTAGATGTGGTCGGCCAGTCCTTCGGTCAGGTAGTCGACGACGCCGGCGACGTCTTCGTCAGCGGCCGGCACATCGAGTCCGCGGTCCCAGTTGTAGACCGTCCGACGGTCGGCGCTCTGCAGCCAGAGTTTCGAGATGCGACTCGTGCCGAGTTCCCATTCCGGGCAGTCGGCGTGTTCCGCAAACACCAAGGCCTCGAAGCGGTAGCCGCCCGTGCGGCCGGTGACCCAAGTGCCGCCACCCGAATTGCGGCGCGTGGTCTTGGTAATCGCGAAGTCGTATCCAGGGTCGAATTCGTCGTGGGCGTGCATCGTTCTGGTCTCCCATGCGTTCGTTGTGCATCTCGTTCCCGTTGGTCACACATCTACCTCAACGTGCAAAACCATCCAGCCAAATTGCGGCTGAATCTGCCGAGAATTCGTGACTTTTCGTGGGGAAACGCCCTTAGCAAATGAGTACGCCCCTTAGCCCGATGGCGCTGGAATTGGCCGATGCGGCCAAGATTCTTTCCAAGCTGTTCGCCAAGCCGGTAACGGAGGCGATGTTGCGGGAAGACGTAGCGGACGGCGCGCCTACGAATCCGGATGGCACGTTGAACCTGGTGCATTACGCGGCCTGGCTCGCGAGCGAGGTAAACCGTGCCGATTGATGTGCGGAAACTGCGTCCCACGGAATTGGCGCGGCTCCTCAACTCCACGCCGCTCGGTGAAGTGGTGAGCGAGCGGCAGTTACACGGCCATCGCACGCGGGCCGGGTATCGGATCGGCGATGGTCGCACAATCGACCTCTTTCGCTATGTGGCCTGGCTCGTCCATGAGCGCCGCAAACCCAAGCCCGAGCCGCAGGATTACGAAGCCCATAAGGCCCAGACGCGAGCGCGGGGCGCGGCACTCTCGCAGGCCGGTCGCGACGTTGGGCCGCTGCCCGACGTGGTCGATCCGGTACGGAGGGCGAGCGCCGAGCGCGACTATCGCACCTTCTGCGACGCTTATTTTCCCCGCACGTTTCATCTGCCGTGGTCCGACGACCACCTGAAGGTGATCCGCAAGATCGAGGAAGCCGTGTTGCACGGCGGGCTGTTCGCGATGGCGATGCCGCGCGGCTCCGGTAAGACCACGCTGGCCGAGGTGGCCTGCATCTGGGCCGTGCTCTACGGTCATCGGGAGTTCGTCTGCTTGATCGGCTCGGACGAAGGGCATGCTGAAGACATGCTCGAATCGATCAAGACCGAGCTCGACGGCAACGAGCTATTGCACGACGATTTCCCCGAGGTGGTCCACCCGATCCAGTGCCTGGAAGGGATCGCCAATCGGGCCAGCGGTCAGCTCCTCAACGGTCAACGCACGCACATCGGTTGGACCGCGCGAGAAATCATTCTGCCGACCGTGCAGCGAAGCGCGGCCAGCGGCGCGGTTCTTCGCGTCGCGGGGCTTACGGGGCGCATCCGTGGGATGAAATACAAGCGTCCCGACGGTCAGTCAGTTCGGCCTTCGCTCGTCGTATTGGACGACCCTCAGACCGACGAGTCGGCCCGCTCGCTCTCGCAATGCGCCACGCGCGAGAGCATCCTGGCCGGCGCGGTGCTCGGTCTCGCCGGCCCGGGCAAGAAGATTTCGGGCATCATGCCTTGCACCGTGATCCGCCCCGGCGACATGGCCGACAACATCCTCTCGCGCGAGAAGCATCCGGAGTGGAATGGGGAACGCACAAAAATGGTGTACGCCTTCCCCACCAATGAAAAACTTTGGCAGCGTTACGGAGAACTCCGTGCTGAAAGCCTTCGACAGGATCGAGGCGGCGTGGAAGCCACCGAGTTCTATCGCGCCCATCGCGAGGCCATGGACGAAGGGGCGATCATCGCCTGGCCAGCGCGGTTCAATCACGACGAGCTTTCGGCGGTGCAACATGCCATGAACCTGCGACTGCAAAACGAAGCCGCCTTTTTCGCTGAGTACCAGAACGAGCCGTTGCCTGAGGATCTGGGGGAAGAGCGGATCCTCACGGC